GCACCTAACTGTGCTGCTAGTATTGGATTTATTCCGGCTTTTATCATGTCTTTGACTGTGTCTTGGTATGCTGTTTGTCTCATTTGTCTTTGCCATGCTCTGTTGGTTTCAGCTTCTGCGCTGTTGAAACGCATTTGGTTTTGTAGCATTTCCCGCTGGAATGCCATTTGTTGCGCTGCTTGGCTGGCTTCGAATGCCATTGCTTGTTTTGCGCTCATTTGGCTTTTGTTGAATGCTGCTTCGGCTGTTGCTGTGGTGTTTCCTATTGGGTTGAGTGCTAGCCCTAATCCGGTTATTGCTGCATTTACTGCTTTTTGTCCGGCTTGATAGAGGTTTTTGTCTCGTCCGAATAGGTTTCGGCCCCTACTTCCTGCCATTGTTTGCCCCTCCTTTAGTGATGGTCAATCAGGCCCGGAATGCTGTATAGCGGCATTGGTCTTGTTGCTTCGCAGGCAAAATAAAAGTCTGCTATGAATTGGTCTTCGGTGGCGCTTTGTACGGCCAGTGTTCTATCAATGTTGGCGCTTGTTTCATCAATCCATTCGCTTGATAAAATCGGCTGGCTTGTGTATTTGTCTGCATAGTGCCATGCGTCCAGTGTGGTTTGGTAGTTGCTTCGCATTGCTCCCGATACTCGGCTCGGCTTGTATCGGTATTCTGCCCATGCTTCTTGGTACCCGAATGCTTCATCGTCTGTTGTGCTCCCTTGTGCATAGATTTCTTTGTTAAGGATGGCCTGTTCTCCGAGGTTTGCCAATGTCGGGAAATAATAGTCCAGCATCTTTTTTCGGCTCCAAAACCGTTCTATGCCCTGCTGGTATGTGTGTTCCGTTCTGATGCATGCAAGGCCGATAATGTATCCGTGTTCGGTAAACGATTTTGTGAACATGCTTTCATTGAATGCCGTCAGAGAGTATGCAGCCGTGTTACCCTGCGGTGTGCTGCCCTCGGCCGTGTTGGATGTCTGTACTACTTGGTCCATGTTGATGGGTACGCGAGTTCCGCCGAGGTATTCACTTCGTTGCTGCCTTGCATCCGGTGATTGTACCCCAAAATGCGCCTTTATGATTTCGATGTACCTTGTTCCGCCTCGTGCGTTCTTCTCGTACAATCGTTGAATTGCAAACGCCTGCCGCAGTGCGTTAATGCTGGTAGCTGTTCCTACGGTCATATCTGCCCAAAGGTTAGCCGGTGCTATTGGATTTTGGTTTACGAATCCGCTTCCGTATACGGCCGTTTTTATGTCGTTTGCTCCTCTTGCATTTACTTGGCTCGTATATCCAAGTGCATAATTGGTTGCTGTGGTGTTGCCCGGTGTGTACCACTTCATGTTTTTTTCTGTGTCGGTTACAAGTTCATCCCTTGTAATTACAGGCATGTAGCCGCCTACGCCGCCGATTGTGACTTCCGGCCCTTTTTGCGGTTCCGGTAATGCCGCTGTGAAATAGTCATGGTATTTTGCTACTTTAAGCGGTAGCGCTCCCTTTTCTGCGTTGGTTACATAGTCCCCGGTGTTGGCTCCGGCCGTGGTTGTTTCGTCAAGGCTTATCATAGCCGGGTCTTTTAAGTTCTGGTCGCGGAACCAGTCATTCCATATTTTACAGTATGCCCTGAAAGGCAGTGCTTGCACGCTGATATTACTAATGAGCGTCGGAATGCCCATATAGTCGGCGATTGTTCCTTTTGCCCATCCTCCCGCCGGTGCTGTGATTTGTGGTACCTCGTATTCGACTGGTTGCTCCCAGTGTGTCGTGTTGTTTTCTCCGAAAAACTCTTTCCAGTGCTCCCACACTAGGCGGTTAGGTACGAAGAAGAAGTATACATCCATGTTGGCGTTATCCATTACCGGATAGATTGGCGTGCTCATACGAATTACACTGCTCATGTTCATTTTGAATGTATCGCCCGGGAGTACTTCATCAACATAAATTGGAATTAGGTTTCCTGCGTTGAATGTGGTTTTGTGTGTCGATGGTCTAACGAATTTACTTCGCTGGATATCAAGGTTTATCGGATTTACTGAAAAATGGCTTTCGGTGTTTCTGTTCATGCTTTCTCCTCCTGTTCCGGAATAGGTTCTGTGCTGGTATCGCCAGCGCCCTGAATTTCGCCTGTGTCGGCTTTTTTGATTTCATAGCCCACTGCCTTCGCCCATGCTTCGCCGCCGTACAGTGCAACATATTTTTCCGGGCTGTGGTCAAATTTTGCTCTTATCTCTACTGGCAGTTCGTTGAATTCGTTTGTAATGCGGATTATCATGTTCTGCGCTTCCATCAGTGTTCGTGGTGCTTCGGTCATGTCTGCATACAGCGGTTCGCCCTGTCTGAATGCCGAGATATCACCTTCCGTAAATCGTTTGATGATGTTTTCAATTTTGGTTTCCTCAAGGCTGCTTTGAATGCGGTCGTAGATGTTGGTTTTTCCGGTCGGTACCGTTACTTTGTGGCCGTTCTCGTCTATTTGTGTTTGATAGGTTGTTGCTTCTTTGCTTCCGGCCGGCGCTTCGATTACCGGCGCCGGGTTAATCCGGCTGTAAAAGTTCATGTGTTTTCCCCTTTCTCATCGTATATCATCATGTTATAGCTTTTGTGTCTGTCGAGTTCTTTTGCTACTTCCGTTCTGAAGTGATCCATTGTTACACCGTAGTTCATCCACCAATGTTCCGGATCTCCGTGGTTGCTTGCGATGCCTTTTGCGTGGCCCTCTTTGTGGCTGATTATGTTTTTCGGCTGGATTTGGTATACTCTGCATAAGTATGCCGCTACTTCTACGGCTTCCCGGAATGTTTCCCGGTAGTGTTCTGTGTTTGGATGGTCTTCGCAGATTTCGATGCCGATGTGCGTTTTGTTTGCTTTTCCTCCACAATGCCAGCCCACCATATCCCATGGTAATATTTTGTAGGTTCGGATTTCTCCGTTTTTGTCTTTGCCTATGAATGCGTGGCAGCATATTGCTTTCCCGCCCGGATAGGCGTTGTTCCAATGGTTTTTGTAGATGTTTTTTCCGAGGATTCCATCATCCGGCCCGACATATCTTCGTAGGTTTGGATTGTTGCATCCTGTGCTGTGTATCATGATGCCCTTGGGTTTCATCTTTTGTCCTTCTTGGTAGCATGCATTTTTGTATGCTATTCGTGTGTGCAGCTTCATTTATTCTTCTCCTTTTGATAGCACATTGTCGATTCGGTCGGCTAATGCCTGAATTACTTTGGTGTTTTCTCGTATGATGGTTGCTTGCTCCTGATTGTTTTTCAGGAGCAGCAGCGCAATTACACACGGAAAACCGATTGTCCCGATGATGTTTACCAGTTCGTTAATTTCCATTGTTCTTTTCCTCTTTGTGGTCGATGGCGTTTGCTATAAATTTTACTTCCGGTTTGATTTCGCCGGTATCATCGTTAAAGGTTCCCAGCTGATAAAGCTGGATATCTTCTGCCATGTTTCTAATCTGGCTGTGTTCATCGTTCACGGCCATTTTTAAGGTTCGCATGGCAACTGCTTCGTTCTGCTGGAGGAATGGCTGCATAAAGCCTATTTTCGTGTCTTTGAATGCGTAAATGTTGGTTTTCATCGTTTTTTCTCCTTTTTTGTTTTGTTTACAGTCTGATGCCGCCGCGCATTACTTTGGGCGCGATGTTGATTCTTTTGGTTTTTGCTGCGGTTTCTTTGAATACCTTTTTGTCTTTTCTTACGCTGTTTAGGTTCGTCATTTTTTCACCCCCTTTCATTTAGTCCAAGTGGCTTTCCACTATTTTTACTGCTTTTTGATATTGCTCTTTGTTGTAGGGACACCATGCTACATAATAATACCCATCTTTTATGTTGTAGGTATCGCAGCGGATTTTGTGTTCTTTTAATTCTTTGTAGGCCATGTCTCTGTTTGTTTTGTTTTTGAATGCGGTGTTTTGTATTTTCATGTTTTTATCTCCTTTCTATGGTCTTATTATACTATTTTTCTGTTTGTATTTCTATATGCATTTCACCAATTGTGTCAGTAAATTTTTTTACATCTTGCATAATGTTTCTCCGGATAAATAAATCCCCCCTTTTGCAGGGGGGTAAAGGGGGCTTGCCCCCTTTGTTTGGTTATTCGTTAAGCTCTCGAGGAAGTTTCTTCATTTTTTCTTTTGCAGTTCGTTCTTTGAGTGCTAGTAATTCACCCTTTGTTAGTGTTGTTTTTGCAAGCTCTATCTTTTCTGCTTCTTTTGCCGCCGCTTTGCGCGCACTTTTTATTGTTTCAAGTTCTTTCGGATTTTCTATATCGTATAACTTATCGTAGTATTTTGGAGGTCTTATCACTTTATTCCCCGGTAACACGATTTCATCATAATGATATATTTTTTCCTTGTTGCGCTCAAAATATCCTGCTGCAATGCCCGGCCGGCGGCTGCTTCTTGTAAATTCTGGTTCGAGTCCCATTTCTGCGTAGTATTTTTTTGCGTTCTCTCCTTTCTGTTTTTTCAGCATATATCTTGCGACATATGCACATGAATCATATTCTACATGTCCTAGTGCTGTTAGTCCTCTACCCCATATTTTTCGGATTGCTGGACTGTCCCATTGCATTTTCCCGCTTTTGCTTCGTCCGCATGGTTGTAGGTCGTGTAGTTTTAGGTTAAATGCTATTATGTGGTAGTGTGGTCTTGCTGTGTGGCTTCCGTATTCCCCGCATGCGTAAAACCTTATGTTTTGCTCTCCGTAGTGGTATTCCCAGTATCGCCGGAGGTCTTTCATAAATTTTGTTATGTCTGGCGGATATAATGACGGCGTGAATTCCTCCGTCATTTCCCCGGTTTTGGTGTTTATGCGTTCTTTGAATGGTAAATGTGCATCGTCGTAGGTTAGTGTTATAAACCAGTTTTCCGGCCATTCTTGCGCTTCAAGCATACAGCGGTTTGCCCATTGTCGGCTGTATTCTAGTCTGCATCCGATGCATTTTCCGCATGGTATTTCCTCGCTCCATTCTTCCGCTGACCAGTTCCCGCGAAGTTTTCCAAAGCCTACCGGCCTTTCGAATAGTGTATCAACTTCCCAGCCTGTAATTTTGGCGTTGATTTGCTTCCCGTCTTGGTCGGTTTCACCCCACCACCAGCGCCGCAAAGGATGATAACATGGCAATGTTTTCACCTCCTTTCTCTCGGCCGCCGTGCGGCCGGTCAGTCAGCCCCATTGCCTCCTTGTTACAATGGGGCTGACTGACACAAAAATTTAGCCTTTCAGGTTTCCAATTGCCTGTTTCGCGTATTTGTTCAGTTTCTCGTTAGCTAGTTCTTTTGTGTATCCCTCCAATCCTTTCGCTGCTTCTTTTGCCGTTGTTATGGCGTAACCGATTTTTCGGATGATATCCGGTACGGTTTGCTGTTGCATTTGTGCGGTGTGTCCGCTGGCCATTGCTCCGCTTGCCAGTCCTGCGCTTGCCATGCTTCCACCTGATAGGCCGGTTGCACCTAACTGTGCTGCTAGTATTGGATTTATTCCGGCTTTTATCATGTCTTTGA